AGCCACAAACTGGAACAACGAACCAGTGGTTTCACGGGTTTGTGGGTTCACAGCATTGCAGGCACTGATTGTGAACACGTCACCAGCTTTGATGGTCGTAGAAACAGAACCTTGCTCCAACAGAATGGTAGCCGAACCTTCAGACGTTACGCCAGGGGTCTTAACCAATGTAGAAGCAGTTGCGCTGCGCGAACCAGTAGTGAATTGCTTAATCGACTGAGACATATTGACTTCATCAAAGCCCAACACGCCAGTACCCATCATGCCGTTACGGAACTGCTTGCTGATGGTGTCGGTAGGATTGAACAAGCCTTTCATGCCTTCAACCAAACCAGCGTTAGCGGCTGGGTTGACAGTAGCGTAACGAGGCGACATCACAGCAGCGTTCTCGTTCAGCTTCTGCTGGGCTTGCAAGAGCACCAAAGAAGTCGAAGGAGTCGTGCCTGGGGTGCCAACGGTGTTACCAATAGTCTTGAAGCAATTAGCAACGTCAGCATCAATGCTGGAAGCCAATTGGCTGATACGAGGCTTCAACACACGCTCTGCGAAATCGTCCAATTGCATGGTCAACTCAGCCGACGTGAAGTTCACGCCGATGTGTTTTTGGCTTGCAACCGACAGGGTGGTGAACTGCTCGTTGTCGTCCTGAACTTGCAGGGCGGCACCGTCAGTGACCAAAGCGCGGTCAGGAAGACGAATACGCAGCGTGGAGCCGATCTTGGCACCTTGCACAGCGAAGCTATCGTCGTACTGGCGGTTTACGTTGCGCGTAAGCACTAGGTTATTTTCGAGAATCTCAAGCGCTTTGCGCGTGATCATGTCAATGGTTAGGATTGAGTTAGACACAATAAAGTCCTTTACAAAAAGTTAGCGGTTTTGCGCTTCCCACTTCTTACGTTGTCTTGCACGTTCAGCTTCAATCCACTGTGAGTCCGTCATTGTCTTGGTAGACCGTGGGTCCGTAGTATCAAAAGCTGGCCCTCCAGAGGAGCGTGCAGTAACTGGCGTAATCGGCGCTGGCGCAGATGTTGTTTTCTTCATAGGAGGTTCAGCGGCCAATTTGGCTTCGATCCTCCCAATCTCTTTTGCTTGCGAGAGTGGCGACAGTTTGGCGATACGATCTGATTCTTTGGGGTTTGAGCCGAGGTAATAAGCTAACTCAGGCCCAATGTCCGAAGACTGGATCGTTTCGGCCATTACGTTCGTGATACTCAACTTGGGGTTGTACGCGACTTGTTCAAAGTCATCGTATTTACTCCGCGCTTCTTCTTCACGTTCGTGATAGCTATCGAGAACTTGCGACTGCTGTTTAGCAGCTTCACGCCTAGCAATAATTTCTTCAGCCTTTTGCAAGACCAGCGCGTCGGGGTTAGCCTCTGCGGAATAATCAGTTACTGGCGCTCTCAACACTTGCGTTTCCGCAGCGCGTTGGGCTTGATCTCGTTCCCACTTCCGTTGCTCTCTTGCGAGGCGTTTTCCAATTGCAGCATCAAGTTCCTCTTGCGAGAATGTCTTGGGAGCCTCAACTTCCGGCGTTTCAATTACAGGTTCTGGAGTTGCCGCCGTGGCTTCCAGTTCTGGCACGGGTATAACCGCTAGGTTTTCGACTTCATCAGTCATTTGTCAGAATCCTTAGATTCCCTGGTGATCGCACCAGTACGTTTTTCGGCATTATGCCTTAAATTGTTCGGCCCTTGCTTCTATCTCATAGGGGTTAAGAAGATAGCCATATCGTATATTCCAATACAAATACTTAATCATGTAGACCAACTTTCCATCAGTCTGCATTTGTTTTAGGTGCATCTGCTCATGGCGTACTAGACCAGCATCTTGCTCAAAGCCTGGCACAAAGTAAATGTTTCCCCATAAACTTGTCCAGCCTTGGAACTTCATTCGGTTCATAAACCAGAGCAGTGGGCCAGAGGCTACTTTAATCACAAAGTTACAACCTCTTGTGCAGCCCTGTAAGCCGCAATCACGTCAGCAGTGTGCACAGTAGAGCAAATGGCTTGTACTTTGGCATCCTCGATGCTGTAGTTGTCACCAGGCTTTATGTAATTTCCTTTAACCTGTTCTGCTAGGAATAGCCCATCTTCAGTAATGGTTACAAGGTAACGCACGGCAACTGTCTGGTCTTGCAAGACTTCAATGCGGTCAATAGTGGTTTGTTTTTCTAGCATAAAATTCCTTTAAGTCGTAACGTATGTGCAACTGATATAAAAATCAGAGTTTGCTTGCACATCACCTCCTAAATTTGATACGGAGCCTGCGGAATACTTATACAAAGTAAGAGTAGTTGAATTTAAATTCGTAACCCCAGTTATTTGGCCTACAGCAGTTGCTGCTAAATTATTGGCTAATATATTAACATTAGTTATTGTTGTATTATCATTTGCAGATGTAAATGGTAATCCGTTTATAAGCAAAGCACCTACAGGAGAACTAACGGAAGATACATTAATACGGCCTAAGACAGTAATTTGTCTACCTATACGAACATACGTTAAACTTTGAAAAGAAGAATTTAAAGTTATAGTGCCACTAGTAGTCGTGGTCATTGTTACGGTAACTTTTCCAGTTTCGTACCAATTAAGCAATTGGCTAGTCATTCCAGCATTTGCAGTGTTGGCAGTAAAGTTAATTCCTTTAGCTGCTGTAGCTGGAACAATATTGTCCCCAGCATAAATCTTTTTAACAACCGCCAAACCACCAGCAGTTTTTAATGCGGCTGTTGTTGTATTAGTTGCATCAGTTGCATCAGTACCAGTTATTGTGGTTCCTGTAATAGCAGAAGCAGTACCACCTCCAATAGCACCAGGTGCAGCAAAAGTAGCGCCACCAAGACTACTTGCATTTAAATTAGCTACGTTGGTTGTAGAAGATACGACAAGTGGGGCCGTTCCAGTAGCAATTGTAGATGTGTATTGTGTCGCGCTAACTGCCCTACCAGCAGTCAAATTAGCAACCGTTACCTGTGTTGTAGCGGAACTTTGAACAACAGGCAAAACCTCTGTACCCACCAAAGGCGTAGTAGCAGAAGTTAAAGCTGATATTTTTGCGTTGGTCATAACACCTATGCGGCAAGAGCAGCCATTGCTTTCCAAGTGCCTGGAGTACCAGCAGTTACGCAGACCCATCCAGGTACACCACCAGCAGCAGGCGTACTATTCCAAATTTGAGCGCCAGCAACCCATTTGCCTGTTGTAGGAACAGTTGTGCTAACGGTAATGTTTGGGCATTTCATTTGAGTAAACACGCCAGAAACATAAATAGACTGATCTGAAGCAGTAGGAGCAGTGCCATAAGTAGTAACAACCGACCCCAAACATAGATCAGCACTATTTGAATACGGAAACCCACCAAACTGTAATGCGGCCCAGCCTCTTACAAAAGGTTTAACAGGAACAATAAAATACGTTTTAGTCATAGTTGCCGCAGCAGCAATCGGTGACGCTAAACCAGATACTGGCCCTTCTAATGTAATTGTATTTGTTGTTTCATTAAATGAATTTGCAGTTACTGTAGTAGACCCAACTGTAAATTGAGAAAACCTACTAAAGTTTCTTGGGGGTGCTGAAGTAACAACAATAGTTGTACTACCATTAGAAATTATTGACGATGTGGTTAATGTATATGTGTTTCCAAGTTGCACATAATATTCTCCATAGTCTGTTTCACCTGTTGTAAGGTTGTTTACTGACATTTGAAACAATCCAGTGCAATCTCCATATCCTGTTTGAAGTGCTACCCAACGATGCCAATAACCATTTGTAGAATCATAAAATGGAAGTGGTAAACCTAAGTTCCACGAAACTTGATTTCTATTGTCGGATACTGATAGCCCATATATAGGAGTAAAGTCAATTTGCATTCCTCCATCTGATCTACTATCGATAGCTCCATATTCTCTGGTTCCAGTAGCTTGGGCTATATAAGAATCTGAATTTGCTGTTTTTCTATTTAATGTTTGATGGAAAGAAAGTGTTGTTGCAGCGCCAGTAGATTGAAAAATTGGTGGATACACGTCACAATTTATGTACACAACACAAGTATTATCTTGCTCAGAGTATCCAGGACTATATCCTTTACCTGTAAATCTAATAAAAGGAACTTGAGGCTGACCCGATACAGTTGCGCTTACATGATTTACAGTAAGACTTACTACAGAACCTATTGCAAATTGATACGATGGAGTACCAGTTTGATCTTCATAGGTATAGCCAGTTATTTCGCCTCCAATAATACGTCCGTTAAAACAAGCGGTTCCGTAAGATTGACCATATCGTATATCTATGTCCCGAATAGTTGGGTTAAACATAGTTTTTTGATTGCGAAATGGTACATAGGCAAGCGCCCATCCACTAGCTTTTGATACAACATCAGACGCTGAAAACGGATAAATGTAATCTGTTGCATCTACAACAGTGCTTCCAACTGTTGGCCTAAGAATAGAATCTCTAAACCAATTGTCAAAATATGTATTTGCTTCACCAGTATTTAAAGAGCCTTGGCTGTTAATAAATTTAAATCCATCAGTCATGGCATTATCTTCGCCAGCCCAAGGAGAGCCGGTTGGATAGCACGTTGCTGAAGAAATGTGAACTGGCCCACCTGCGGCCATTCTCATAGAATCATATTGATTGTTTTGACTTCCTTGATAGCAAAATACAAAAGCATTGCAATATTGTGCATAGCATCTTGTAAATTGAGGAGTATTGTGTGGTTCAAGAAACGCATTCGCAAATTTAAATCCAGAAAACGACATTCCTGTCATTTGTGAATACATAATTTGCGTTGTATAATAAAAACAACTGCCGGACATTGGCCCAATGTATGTTGTTGTTGGGTAACTTAAATCAATACTTGTTGTGGTACTAATAAAACCAGTGCCCTCAAGCATGGTTTTTCCTTCAACACCATAAACATTAAAATAATTTCCTGATACAAAAATTGGTGAAGTTACTGTATAAGTTCCAGCGGGAAAAAATACTTGTTTATCTGTGTTAATTGCTGCTTGAATTGCTGCTGTTACATCTACACCAGCAGTGTTTGCTTTTACACCCGAAATTTGTGCTGCGGTCATAAAGTCAAATACGCTTACAGTTTCACGAAATTTTGACTGTACTGTGGTAACAACGGCTCCTGTGCCTGCTGGCGTATAACTTACGGCTGCTGCATCAGTAGCTATACCAGTTCCATTTATGCCGGTAATGTTGTCATAAGTGCCAATTAACACGTTGGCGCTGGTATATAAAGCAAATTTATATACTTGAGATGCAGTTATCCAAATTTCCCCACTAGGTACACGCCCAGCAGAGTCCAACACAATAGGATTAGCATGGGCCGTTGAACCAGCGCTGGTGGTATACGTTGCTTGAGGCGTTGTAGTGCCAGCAACGTAGGTGTATAGCTTTCCACCAGTCAGTGGGTTTCCATTATTGTCAAAGAATTGACCGGCGACACCGCCGACAGGTGAGAGAAGAACGGTCATAGCGACCCCTTATTCGTAGGCAACGGTAAACGCGGCAGAAGTTCCCGCTAAGACAATGTACAGGCCATTGTTGAAGAACAAACCGGCTGGAAAGTTCAAGTACGATGTTCCAGCCGACACGCTAAAAGTGTTTGAAATCTTTGGATCGCTGTCGCTGGACGCTTGCGAGTCATAAATGGTAAGCGTGCCGCTGCTGGACGCCGACACAAAGATTCCGTACAGTTTGCCAGCACCAACTTTTACTTGTTTGGTTGCTGCTAGTTGCATATAGTTAGCCATGATGTTTCCTTATGCCAAGAATTTCAGTTTATACAAAGTACGCAGATAAATCTCAATGATGTTGTCTATCAACTGCTGCAAAGATGTATCCGTTTTATCGCATACCTCGTACCGAGCGTCCTCAATCTGCTTGAGGGAATCTTCCAAAAACTCAATGACGTTATTGGTTTTCTTGGCCGATTGTAGGGTAATTGGGCCAATTAAACCGTGCCGTCCTTGGTAGGACTCAGCAAAGTCATCGGCAGCACCAATAATGCGGTCATAAAAAATGTTGAGCGCCGTATGCTTGCTAAAGCTGCGGGTGTTCAGATGCACCGAGTGCGTTACATCCCGAGCCAAAAACAACAGACCTACAAAATCACAGGCTTTCATTGTGGCATTCCTTGTGGTTGCATTGGCATACCCTGTGGCATTTCGCCCATAGTGTCCTGCATAGACTCACGGCCAGGCATCTCGCCCACCAGATCACCAGAGGTAATCATGCCGTGGACGGTGCCCATAACTATGTCCTGAATTTGCTCTGGAGACATACTAGCCTGCACGGCAGTCAGGCGCTGTGTCTCAGCTTGGAACGCCTTGACCTGAGAATCAAATTCCTTGACCTCAATCTCGCGCATATCCAATGACTTAGACACATTCTGAAGCATGGTGTGCATCTGCTCCATCTCAGCGCCCATAGCCTGCATTTGCTGCTGTGCGGCGGCCAAAGCTGGATTATCTTCACCATCACCCATAAGTTTGGGGTCAATGGTCTTGGCAAAGCGTTTGGACATCTCTTGTGCACCAGGCCAGTCCATGTTCTTGACAAACAAGTCACCGGCAACAGTCCACAACTGCGGATTGCCTTGCAGCAACTGAGCCATTGCCTCCAAAGCCTCTTGGCGCTTGGTCGCGTAGCCTGGGCCGGTAGTAGCCACCACGTCGTACTTGCCCACACCAGGGTTGTAAATCTTCTCGATCACAATGCCCTGCTGGTCAACAATTTTCTGCACCGGCTGTTGCTGGTCAGGGTTAATCTTGACCATCTTTGTCTCGCCGTCTTCACCAATAATCCGTGCAATGCGTTGCGTGTCGTAAATCTTGGGGATCATGTCCACCAGTTGACGCGCAATGTGGCGCACACCACGGGCAAGGTTGTCGCCGTAGTGGTAAGTACCTACATCGCCCTCACGCTGACGCGCAAGAATGGCTTTTCCTGAGCGTTCGTTGGAGCCCATGCCCAAAGAAGCGTTATATTGGCCGGTAGTTGATTTAATATCCTCTGCCGCACCCGCCTTGGCTTGCAATAAGCCACTGGAAGCCATTGGAGGCTGGGCACGCTGTGGCAATGGGAAAGCAGTACCTTGGCCGTCTGTAACGTCGGGATTAACCTCCAAATAAGGCCAATTTTGGGTGTTAGCAGTCTTCCACTTGTCCTCGTAGCCCTCAAACTGCCCACCATAGCCAATAAACGGAGCCTTGGGTGCCAAAGCCAGCATTTCTGCCTCTTGGCTAACCCAATAGTTGTACATCCGTTGGGCATCCTTGGCGTTACGCACCAGTCCACTGACGTACAGACGGCCATCTACCTCAAATTCATTGCCAACAATGCGGATAACAGGTATCCACTTGCCAACCCACTCGCGTGACTCAAGGATTTCGTAGCCGTTTATCTTGCAATACTTGACCTTTGGACGGTCAGACTCGCGGGATTTGATCGGCTTGCCATAAAACGCTTTTAATTGCTTGTCCTCGGGCGTACCGACAAAAGCCGTAGCGTTGCCAGGGTACAAATTCAGCGTAGCGCGGTCATAGTCTATATAGTAGTAGTCAGCAATGCGGATGGTGTCCTCATTGAGCCAGTTAGAAATAGACTGATCGCCCACACCAAGGGATTGCAGCGTCGTAATGGGTGCAGAATCAGGGTACAGGCGGGTGTATTCGTCTTTGGTCAGGTCTTCCGTTACAAAACAATACTTGGCGTCCGCGCCAGTAGGGTCTTGCATGGTCGGGTCCATGTACACCGAAAAGGAATTGCGAATCCGGCCAATCTTAATGTCTTGGTCAAACGTGTTGTCATCGCAATACTCAGTTAGTAGCCGGATGTAACCCTCACCATAGGAAACTTGGTTCTCGCACGCCGTATCGTAGGCTACGTCAGCGTCACTCATGTACTCAATGTGCCGGATCATGCCGTTGAAAATTTCGGCAATCTCCACGTCAGCATTGCTATCCACCGGAATGACCTTGGCGCCAGGGCGATTTTGCCGCTGGTCGTTTGTAACCTGACGGACGTGCTGTGGTAGCTTGTTAATAGTCAGTGTGGGACGCGCATTAATCGTCTGCCCTTGCACTGCACCACGGGTAGCCAGTACATCGGCAGGCCATTGCCAGCAGTTGTCTGGTGAACCAGCATAAAACTTCAGGTCGTCGTTTTCATCCTCACGCGATTCTGAGAGCGCCGACATAGCCAAGTCAAGCCGTGAGCGTGCAGTGGCAAGGACTTCGGCATCACTCTTGTCTTTAGCAGAGCCGCCAACAGCGACTGCGGCAGCGGCTGTGATACCTGTAATGTCCATTATTTTTTACCTTTAGGGGAGGGCTTTGCAGCTTCGCGCTTGACAGAGTATGCAATTGCAACAGCCTGTTTGACCGGCTTGCCGGACTTTACTTCAGCCTTAACATT